CGAGACTAAACAACGAAACAATTTTCCAAATATGAAAACAAACATTCAATTTGGGGCTACAGACCCCATCGTTATTGATACCAAGAAGGCGCACCGGTTCAAAGAACAGGTTACCGGTGCATCCAAGAAACGTGCATCTGTTAAGGCAGATGGGGTTGAGCGTAATGCCCACACCCAGTACGACTCTGAAATTGCCTTCGCGAACATACGAGCGACTGCCAATATTTGTCGTGTCAAGGACGACTCCCCAATCTCGTTGGGAGTTGTCAAAGGACCGATATTGGAGGGAGTCCCGGTAACTGTGCCTAGCAATACGGCAGGCGCGACGGCTCATGCCATGAAGAAGAGGTGCGATCATGCTCCAACCACTCAGTCGATGGAGCATTTTGACAAGGGGCACGCTCTTCTGATGGAGAAGATACCTCAGCACGAGATCATCCGTGTTGATGAAGCGTTGGTGAACAAGTATTTGTTGACTTGTTCACCCACCAAGGCCGAGCGCCTCCTGGCTGCGTACCGCAGCGGGGAGTGGAGTTACCAGGGAGACACAAAGCATGTGTTCGCGAAGCAGGAAGTGCTTCTCAAAGACCACGGGGCTCAGCCACGTATAGTCTATCAGGGTACAGACATGTACAATTTCCTGACAGGCTGCGTTGTGATGGAACTCCAACGTCGTATGAAGATCTCTCTTAGCCATGAAAACCCCCTCAACACAGGCAATGTTGTCGTATTTGCATGCGGCAAGTCTGGTGAGGAGCTAGGAGACGTTATACATGCGGCCCCGGGAGAGATTTTGGAAAGCGACTTTGCCAATAACGATGGGTCACAGAGTGTGGAATTTCGCCGTCGAGAGGCAATGTTCTATGCGAAGCATGGGGCTCCGGCATGGTTTGTGCGTGAGTTCGCTCGCAACACAAGCGTTCGTGTGTGGACTCGATATGGTATCGAGGCCACTGTCAATGGGCAGCGTTGGTCGGGTGAGACCACCACTACCACTGGGAACTCTTATGTTGGAAGTGTCCTCTTGCTAGCGTCTGCTTTGCTAGCGGGGATCAAAAAGAGCACGCATATACATGGCGGGGACGATTTCATGGGGCTCTACACGGATGGGGGGGTCAAGGATATGGAGAAAGCGATACAGGTCGTCGTGCCACAGGCTGGCATGGAGGCTAAAGTCGTTGTCCCCCCCACCCGTCATCATGGCACGTTCTACAGGAAGCGCTATGTGAGTGACAAGGTGAGAACTCGTCCCGTTCCCCAGTTTGGGCGCGTGCTTGCAAAGCTCAACCTGCGTGCTAACCAGAACACGCAGGTTGGGGACAGAGACTACATGGCCGGGAAGTATTACTCGGCTGCGTATGAGCACAGGTTCGTGCCCGGTTTGAA